AACTCTGCAGACATCTCTTCATTCTTACAGACTATTGATGATTCAACCTCAACAATTAAAGGTCATTTACGAATCTCTAAGAAGTTTGATTCAGCAACCTACGCACTATTCATAATTGATGGAGTTTCTACAAATAACTCAGGATGGTTTACTGTCCCAGTTAATGATCTATCTCTAAATGGAACTTTTGCAAATAGTGATGACATCATCATTACCTTTGCTCGTACTGGTGATATTGGTGATACTGGTGCTCAAGGTACCCAAGGTACATTAGGTGCACAAGGAACCGCTGGTGCTCAAGGCGCACAGGGTTCAGTAGGAACTCAAGGAACTCAGGGAACCGATGGAACTCAGGGAACCGAAGGCTCACAAGGTACACAAGGCACTCAGGGTGTAGACGGAATTCAAGGAACTGAAGGTGCACAAGGAACTGAAGGAGCCCAAGGAACTGTTGGTTCTCAAGGCACTCAAGGAACCCAAGGTGTTCAAGGAACATTAGGCTCTCAAGGAACTCAGGGAACTCAAGGCACAATTGGTGCACAAGGAACTGTCGGTGCTCAAGGTACTGAAGGAACTCAGGGAACTGAAGGTGCACAAGGCACCGAAGGTGCTCAGGGTACTCAAGGCACTGAAGGTGCTCAAGGAACTGAAGGTGCTCAAGGTACAGAGGGTGCACAGGGAACTGTTGGTTCACAGGGAACCCAAGGAACTGTTGGTGCACAGGGTATTGAAGGACAACAGGGAACTGTTGGTTCACAAGGAACTCAGGGCGTACAAGGTACCTCTGGTCTTGATGGTGATAGGTACTCTACAACATCTACAACTTCATTCACTCTAGCAAACAGCGGATCTCAAACAATCACTGTTGCAGATCTAGCGGTTGATTACTCTGTTGGTCAAGATATAACAGTTGCCTTTGATGTTGATAACATTCAATACGGTACTGTAAGTTCTTACAACTCTGGAACTGGCGCTCTTGTATTTACTAAGACCAAACACAAAGGTTCTGGAATATACGCATCCTGGACAGTAAACCTATCAGGTGCTGTCGGTGTTGCTGGTGCTCAAGGAACTACTGGCGCCCAAGGTACAGAGGGTGCTCAAGGTACCTCTGGTCAACTTGGAACCTATGCAGAGACTATAACTCCAGTAAGTCCGTACTCTGCAACCTCCTTTAATATCGATCACAACCTCAATACCACAGATATTCTTGTAACTGTCTGGGATATTGCAACTGCTCAAGAGGTAGTAACAGATATTACAAAGTCAAGTGTTAATCGAGTTGCAATTGGATTCGCAGTCGCTCCTGGCGCAGGCGAAACTTATAGAGTGGTAGTTAAAGCCTAACTACTATGAGTAAAAGAGCCCTCGTACCTATCAACGTACTTGCCGTAGGCACAACGCCTACTGGCAGGTACGCTGGTGACATCTATTACAATACAACTGAAAAAAACTTGTTTGTATTTGATGGTGCACAGTGGTTTGAGATAGTTACAAACGCTGCGGCAGATATACTAGAAGGCGGAGATGAGGCTGGTGGTAGTGATACTTACACAGCAACGATTGACGGTGGAAATGAAGCAGATGGATCAGATGTATATGCCCTTACTTATGATGGTGGAGGAGTAAATTAATGTCATCAGTACGAATTCAAATACGACGAGGAACCACTGGTCAATGGACCACAAGTAATCCTACCCTTAATCCTGGAGAGATCGGTTACGACATCTCTTTAAATAAATTTAAGATCGGTGATGGAAGTACAGCCTACGGTTCTCTTCCATACTTTGTTGATGAAGATGCTATTGCATTGTTAATTTCTGGATCAGCATTAAGCACTACAGATGATCTTTCTGAAGGAACAGTAAATAAATACGCTTCAATTCAAAGAGTTCATACCGCTATTAATAGTGGAACTCAAACAGGAATTCAATTTGTATATAATGCTGGAGCACAAACAATAGATGCAACTGTTACTCAAGTGCAAGGTACTACTGGTGCACAGGGAACTGTCGGTGCTCAAGGCGTTCAAGGTACACAAGGATTGCAAGGACCAGAAGGAACCCAAGGAACACAGGGAACCCAAGGAACACAGGGAACCCAAGGAACTCAGGGAACTCAAGGTACTCTTGGAGAGACTGGTGCTCAAGGAACTCAAGGAACTCAGGGAACTCAGGGTGTGCAGGGAACACAAGGCACACAAGGAACACAGGGATTAGACGGTGCCCAAGGCACTGTTGGTGCACAAGGTATCCAAGGTACTCAAGGTGTACAAGGTACCCTTGGTGCTCAAGGTACGCAGGGAACTGTTGGTAGTTTTGGTGGCGCAACTTTTGATTACACCTTCTCTACAAGTACAACAAATGCCGATCCAGGAACTGGAGTTATTCGTTTTAACGCATCTCCAACATCTGCTACTGCAATGTATATTGATGCAAGTAATGATGATTCGACAGATATCTCTTCATTCTTACAAACAATCGATGATTCAACCTCAACAATTAAAGGTCACTTCCGTGTATCTAAAAAATTAGATACAAGTGTATTTAAACTTTACACAATCTCATCTTTAACAGACAACACTGGATGGTTTACTGTTAACGGTTCTTACGTATCTGGAAATGGAACTCTTTCAGATTTAGATGATGTATTAATTACATTTGCTCGTACAGGTGATGTTGGAGCCCAGGGTACACAAGGAACTGATGGAGCCCAAGGCATACAAGGAACTCAAGGCGTACAGGGCGCACAAGGTCTTGAAGGATTTGTTGGTTCAAACGGTGCTCAAGGAACTCAAGGTATCCAAGGAACTCAGGGAACGTTAGGTTCTCAGGGAACTACTGGTGCTCAAGGTACTCAAGGACAAGTTTCTGCAGATCCAACAACCACAGTGTTGTTATACGGCGGTATGTAACTAAAGTAGTTCTGTACTACCGTTATGTATTTGACTGTATTGCGCTGCTTCTAATAAAAACTTTATAGGTCTATATACCTGTGGTTTTACTGTAAAAGTATTAAACCGCATCTGGTTTTCTTCTTGTTTCATTCTAAAATTAAAAATGTACCAATCTATAGGGCAATTAATTCCTCTTGATTCAATATCAGCAATTGCTTTTTCTGCTCCTCGCCTACTAACAGCATACCCAGCACAGGACCATTGCTGATAAGACTTGCAAACATACTCTTCACCAATATCGTGGTCATTTTGATTGTACGCAAATAAAGAATCATCAGGAACAAAGAATGAAAAGAAATCCCATATAGGCATTAGTTCTCCCATATATAAAGTTGCAACATTCTTAAAGTTTGAACTTAACGTAATATCATCTTCAAAAAGTATAAGTACACTTTTATCCGACTCTAAAAATTTCTTATATGCCAAGTAAGTACTTGCCCAAACTCCTATAACTCCAGAGGATGGTGGGAAGGTCTCTCCTGGCTTACAGAAGTCGGTGACGGTGTTTACTTTAAACTCTGGCGTATTATCTATAAACTCCTTCGCCTTCTCTGCTGTATTTAGATATACAGTCTCCGAGCCAAGGCGTGGCAAGAAGGACATAGAATTTAAAATGCCCTCGTAAGATTTGTTTCTTAATTCATTTCCAGTATCAGTATGAAAGACCTCAAAGCAGGCGTTATCTAACACTTCTCAATCCATACCTGATAACCAGACTCAATCATTGTGTACTCGCCTTTACAGAGATTAAGAACGCAATCCACGCCCCTCTTAGGCTCTCTGTACTCTCCTCCGCCATAATTCCAGAGGTAGTCATCAAATGCCATCACCCCACCTGGTTCCAGGTGCCTAAAGCCATTCAAGCCATCCATAGCGGTCTGCAGAGCGGTGTGATCGCCATCTATGTATATGAAGTTATATGAACTAGCGTTACGAATAAAGAAGTCATCGCTGGTCATCTTGTGCTTTATGATTCTTCCATCCTTTGGGAATCTTGAATCATAGTAAGCCTCTACTGAAACAAAATCTAAATCTTCATGGGCGGTCTCTTCACTGCCCTCCCAGGTATCAACATCATCTAGGTATTCAATGGTGCGATTCTTTAGTAGCCATTCAGTAGCATCACCTGTGTAGGTTCCGATCTGCAGTGCACGAAGTGGAACACTTGGCACATGTCTAAAGTACTTCTCTACATCCTTAAACCAATTAGGAAACATTAGTTAAACAACTTTAGATTATTGAGGCAACTGCCTACATACTCTTGTGACATCTCGTACTCATCTAGTAGGTGATGAAATAGCGCTTTACTCTCATCTCTTCTACCAAGCCACCAACTAGCAACAGCCTTCTCAAATAATAGGCAGTAGGTGCCGTTGTAATCTACATATCCTGGAAGAGGTTGATTAAAGGCATTTGTTGCAAACAGTAGCCCTAACTCTGCGTAGGTGTAGCATTCCTGGTACTCCTTATTCCGCTCTTTAATTCTGGCGAGAATAAAGTAGGCCTCTGGTCTGTTAGGTAGATAAGCAATGGCCTGCATTAAGTTATTGTAGACGGTGCGGTTCCTATCGCCTTGGGTACTCCAGCATAGGACCATCTTTAATAGTGACGTGTAAGTTATAAGTGGATGAGTCTTGTATCCATACTCAGCGGCTCGTAGATAGAAGCCAGCAGCGGATGCGTACTGCTTCTGTTCTTCATAGGCAGTTGCTAAATTAAAGTTACTCTCTACATCGG